AAGTCTACTCGGAATCGATGCATTGCAGAGGCTTACGGTCAAGCGATCGCGCAAACGTGTGCGCGGGTTCGCTTTTTATACGTTGAAAACCGACCCACCCTATGGGGGACTTTGCAACAAATTTTGCGATAATACCCTGTCAGATTTTTTCGTCAAAATCACCAGATACTTGGTCAGAAACGTCAAGGTTGATTTCCGACACTTCTTGAATCACTCCCTTCGGGATGCAGTTCAAGTTCCCCAGGAACTCACCTGACTCGTCCCAACTGGATGCAACGGTCAGATATTGGTCGGTATTCTCTACGACCTTTCCGATGGTGGTGATTGGAGCGGGTTTCATGGCTTTGGCTTCTTCGATGGTTGACCAAGGACTTTGATCTTCACCGATGATGTCTACCCAACGAACCATGACCAACATATCTACTCCTATTCATTGACCCAGTTCCCAAGTACATAGGTCAAGTCAAGACCATCTACTGCTCCATCGAGATTGAGATCCCACACGCTGTCGGTGTTTCCCCACTCTGCGAGTAGTTTGGTGAGGTCTTGAGCGGTGTAGGTATTTTTGATGACGTAAAAGTTGAAATGTCGTGGTGATTCGCAAGGAAGGTTTTGCAAATCGCTGATGGTTCGACACCATTCAATGGACACTTGATTGTCAACATGAACCACGGTGTCAAACGCCAACATTGGTTGTCCAGGTTGGGAAGAAGTTACAGGCCCACCCAAACGTCCTTTGATGAGTTCAAAGGTGTGTTGTAAACAATCGGTTTGTTGGTCTTCGTTAAAATGCAGTCGTACTGTACCTTCAACTACAGTTCTAGGCCCAGTAGTCTGTACAGTGTACTCGATTGAATTAATGAGTAGAACAAGAGCTATAACTGACTTAAACATGTTTTAACTGAGTTTCAGTGGTTAGAAATCTATTCTTTTAATTCATCTACCACCACTATGTTTTAAGTAGTTGTAAGTAGTTGAAATAGTTAGATTTATGGGAATTTTCCAAGATCCTAGTTTAGGAGACCCCCCCTACCCCCCCACGAACCAGTCAAGGATGCACTCAATCCTGGTTCATAGAGGATGTAGGGTGGGTATAGGATCGGGAATTTTCCTGAGTCCTGAGTTTGATCGACCCCAAGAAGCCTGATGCTTCTCAAATAGTTGTCCTTAATCCTAACATCCGTATTGACAACGCTTTTTGCGTGGCTTGGTTGTGCTGAGATTTTTACAACTAAAACCACCATGTTTATTTGGTGAACATTGTGTTTGGTGCTTTTGGGGCTGTTTATCTGGTTGAACGATGGTGGGTTGTCTTGGCCCATCCAGCATAGGAGGGATAGGATATATGGGTGGAACAGGCTTTCCAACGTTTTCTTGGTCATCGTCACCCAGCCCAGACCTATACGACCTTTTTCTTCGTTTACCGTATGAAAAATTACGAGCGTATTTACCGCCCTTACTGGTCTGTGACATAGGATTCTCCTGAAAAGCTCTGTATGGCCTTCTAAGGGGTTTTAAGTAGTTCTGGTAGGTAGACCCTTATTTCCTTCTGAAACGTCTCAGTCAGCCTCTGGGGGCGTTCTAGGGTCTTTGATACCTGTGATGTCATCAATAGTTCTCATCAGGTCAATCACATGGTCTGTGAGGGTAGCTGTATTGATCTCGTCCATCAGGAACTCATCCCAGGCATCGACGAACTCGTCCATTACTGCCCGAAGTTCTGCGAGTTTATCCATGATGGTTCCTGATTAGTCTTTCTGCCGAGGGCATTATCGACGAACTTGTCGAGTTCTCGGTGGAGTTTGTCGTTCTTGTGAGACTTCATGGCCTCATCTACATCCCTGGACATCTGTTCAGTCCAGTAGTTCACGGCGATTGCCAACACATCCAGACGGTCATCGTGAGCCAGTGATCCCCTGTCACGAGTCAGCCGGGTCATCTGGTAGAAGAGTTGGTATTTCAGTGCCTTGTCTGGAGGAAGATGGGCAGTGGAGTTGTAATCCTTATGAATTACAGCCTCATCTACGATCAGTTTGTGGTTTTGGATGACCGGCTCTAAAACATCCAAAATGCGTCGTTCTTTCTGGATATTGTGGCGAACTTCGTTGATCGTGACGCGATGTATCTTTGCTAGAACTGGCTGGAACAGAGCCGTGAACATGCCGTCACCGAAGTTGGATTCGATGATGACCTCATTGACCTGATGTTCCTTGGCGATCACCGCCAGCGATTTCAAGGTGTCATTGTCATACCCACCTGGGAGACCCCCGGCAGCAGTCACGAAACAGGTCGAGTTCAGCATCTTACAAACGCAAAAAGCGGTTTCATCTTTTCCGCGTCCGCTTGGGTCTATTGCGAGGACTGAGCCTTGATACTTCAGGAACTCTCCTGAGACACCCATCGGCATGTAGTACCTGTCTCCAGCCATCCCAACACATGGAAGATCCTTGTAGGCATACTCGGGACTACCGGCCCAGATGATCTTCTCAGGAGCGTGTTCTTTGTCGAGACGCATCACCACAAGGTCAGACAGCTTCAACGGGTAACGATCAACGTCAGACAGTGTGGTGTCCAGCATGAACTGGAGGGCGAAACCGGATTTCCCGTAAGACGCTTCCCGCTCAAGCAGGTCAAATGTGTTGAATCTCTTTGGGTCTACCGGCTCACTCTCCTCAAGATCCATGTCGGCAATGAGGGGTGCCAATCTATTTCCATATCCAAGACGTTGTTTTTCAGATGGAATTCGTGCAGGCCAGATTCGGATGTCGTACCCACGCTCTGGTAGCTGGTTGTAAATACTGGCTTCTGTCTGTGGTGTTCCCAGGTACAGGATCTGACCACCGGGTTTGAGAACAGCGTCGAACTCCTTGACCTGTTCAGACATCTTGTCACGCATCATTTGAGTGGCGGAATTGGTCAAGGACTCCGCATCGTCTGCAATAATCAGGTCGGCTCTGGCTCCGGTTATCTGCGACTGAAGACCTTTTGAGGTTACTGACGGAGCATGTGCAGCAGGTGCAGGACCGACATCAAAGGCGATCTTTGAGTTTCGTTGGTTCTCATTTGGTTTGAGGTGTTGCAGGATTGGCATCTCATCAATCAACCGCAACGTAAACGTCGAAAAGTCATCGGCACGTTGTTTGGATGCTGAGACCACCAGGATGTTCTTTGTCGGGTCCAACAACAACTGATGCACTACGAATGCCGAGGTGATCCAAGACTTGCCAACACCACGGAACGCCATCACGCAGCGACGTTTTGGTCCGTTTTGAATGTACTCAGCAATGTCGTACTGGACTGGGGTGGGGTCTGGCAGACCAAGATGTTCCCAACACAAGTACAGAAAGTTTCTGAAGTCTTGTAGTCGGGGGTCTGTCATGCCTTTTATCCTACATCTTCTACAGGCTCTTCAGGATCAAATGGGAGAACCTTGGCAAGATTCAACAGGGGTTCGGACTGGCCGGTGTTTGCGTCAATGCCGTTGTCTTTGAGAAACTGACGAGCAACACTGAGGTCAGCCGGAGCCGCCTCACCACTCTTAATTCTCATCAGCAACTCGTTTGCAATGGCGTTGTGAAGTTCCTTGAGTCCGTCCTGGTTCATGTCAACATCCCAACTGCACGATGTAGGTGGTGGACTCAGTGGTCGCACATGCAACCTTTGCGTACATCTCGGGGAAAAGTTGAATGTCTTCAACCGCGTCCGTGCCTGCGGCAGACAACGTGATGGCTGAACCACTTACTTCTACCCAATCCATGTCACTAGAAAGCCGACCATACAAAGTCAGAGTGATGTTGTTAGCTGTGTGTCCCGAAGTGCTGGTCATCTGGACAATGCCACGGTTTGACTTGGGCATGTGGATTTGGAATGTTGATCCGGTTACGGTTTCAGATGCGGCTGCCCTGGACGGAATAAGCGTTTTGGTAATCATTTGTACTCATCCTTCTTCTTCTTCTTCTTCTTTGTCCCTGAAATCTGCAAGTTTTTGTTAGCGGATCGAATGCGACCCCCTGCTGGTCTTCCAGATCGGCCCGATTTAGTAGCTCGTGATCTCTGGCTTCCTGCGTGTCCAGTAACACCGCGACCGGCATCAAATTTTCCTGTACCTGCTTTTGACATTGTGTTCTCCTAATGTCCAAGTAAAACGAGAATAGTTGCACTGGTAAAGTTCTGTGCTGAAATGTTTGCCCTCATTTCGGGAAACAACTGAATGTCTTGAAATGTTAAACCGGGGAGAGATGTACCCAACTCACAATACCAAGAGGTGTCATCTAGCATTACATCCACCCAATCTTGGTTTTCAGAAAGTCTTCCCTGGAGCCTAATAGTAACTCGGCTCGTTCCTGACCCCCCGGTAGTGGCCTTCAGTTTGAAATCTACTACGCCCCGGTTTCCCTTTACCATAGGAGGAACAAAAGTTGAACCCACTGCGGATGAAACCGCGACGGTGCTGTCGAAAAGTTTTTGTGTGTTCATGACGCTCCTTTTGTAACCCACTGAATAAAAAGCGACAAGCCAGCGCCAATCGTTGCTGCCGCTCCTACTATCCAGCTTCTTGAATGTTCAACAGATCGAAGCCGGTGATCGAGCTTTTCTAACTCTTGATCTATAAGAGCTTGTCGGGTGATTAGAGAATCTACTTTTCCTTCTAACCGACCGAGCGTCAGCATTAGCTCGTCATTCATTACTAGCTCCATCGAATCACAACACCACTAACTCGGATGTTTTTGCTGTTAAGTGTTTTGATTCGGTACTTGACCGATGTTCCAGATGGCTGACCAGAGATGTCCGATTCTCCAAAATACAGCGTAAAACTGCTATTTACTGCGCCAGCGGTCAGTGTGATTGCTGTCCAGGTCGTGCCGTTGTCTCGGCTAATCTCTGCTGTGAAATCAGTGTTGACAGTAGAAGAATCTACAAACTGAGCCGACACGCTGATAGATCCACGAATTGGTGCGGACGAAGCGGTGTATGCCGCGCTTACCAAAGTCATGTTTGTACTGCTGTGGTAGTAGTCAGAACTTGCGTCGTAAGTTTCGTTGGTGCTTGTTGACCCTATGGTGTCACTGTCGAACGGGTCTACATAACCATCCACAATGTTCAGCGGCGCGTTCTTCATGTCCGCTATTTCCAGAACCATTTGGTTGGAAGTCTGGATATCGGGATCTGGAAGGTAACCCACGGGAATCTGTCCACCGGAATCAAGCTGCACCACCTTGCCCTCGTTGCCAGCAGACTTAACATTAGGCGTTTTTGATGCCACGCTCTTGAGCATAACTGTGTCGATTTTCTGAGTCATGGTTTCTCCAGTTACCCTGCGATTTCTGTGGCGGTGATGATTGTGTATAGGCGTTCATAAACGCCTGTTGTTTCGTCCGAGTGGCCGTTAATAGCCACATCGCCCGCGCTATTCGTTCGCAGTGTGACCATATATGTAAGTGCTTCTGTCGAACCCGAAGACCAAGCATCGTCAAAGTATTTGAAACTAGCGCAACTAGGAGTGCTATCTCCATCGAGAGAGTTGTAAATATCGCCTAGCACAGACAAACCTACATTGCGATCACTTGTGTCATCTGCATGAAGTGCGTTTATTGTTCCACTTGTTGCATTTGATCTTTTAAGGCTTACGGTGTGGTTATGGGAGTAGACATCTGCTGAAAGATGGACATCAATAATAATTTTGCTTGATGTAGACTTTGGCGTGATTGTTACGGCAATGTCATCTGTACCATCGTTCAGGGTTGTGTGAACATCCGCAGAAAGAGTTTGGTTATTTGTGTTCTTAGTTGAAAAGCACTGAACCTGAACCACCGACCCAGGTACATACAGGTGACCACTGGTTGAAGTGATGTTGCCGGATGTCGTGGTAATGTTGCCCGTCGCTGTTGCAACTCCGCCGCTCAGTGTGGCAAGACCAGTCGCCGTCAAAGTAGCGTTGACCTGGGTGGCTGCACTAAGGGTCGTGGCATCGGTGACTCCAAGAGTACCAGCAATCGTAGTGTTGCCAGAAGCTGCCGTCACGTTGAACTTGTTGGTGTTGACCGACACATTGCCGGTAAGCTCAGTGGTGCCTGACGAAATCAGACTAGCAAGAGTAGCGTTGCCGTCTTTGTCAACCTTGGAAGCAGCAGTTCCATTTGCAAGCTGCCACTGCTGAAGGTCGCCGGTCTGGCTAGTTCTCCGCTTGATCTGAAGCGAAACGTCCGAGTTTGTGTCTGCTCTAACCGGCTGTGCAAGCGTGTCTCTAGTCAGGCCGATGTTGCGAACGGTCAGCGTCTGTCCAGAGTCTGGTGCAGAACCAAACGTCAGGACGTTGTTTGAGATCGTGAAGTCCGTTGTGGGTCGCTGAAGAACACCACCAACATCTACAATGAATGTTCTGGGGTCTGAAGATCCAGGCTCAGGGTCCATTGTAAATGTCGTTGAACCGTCAGTAGTAAACGAGTAAATCTGGAGAGAACTCGGTGTACCAAACGAGGCAATAGCGTCAACGTAGTCTTTAGTTGCTGCTTCAAGTCCCGAAGTCGGGGTTGCAAGGTTCTTGATGGCCTTGTCGTTTGCGTCCCACTTAAGGTCTGTCTTGTCAGTGTTCAGCGCGTTTGTTGTGCCACCATCGTCGGCTTCCTGTGCCACATACAGCAGTCCAAGAGTAGCTTGATCCAGGTCCGCTGCCGTGAGGATCGAACCATCAGAAAAGTCCGCTACATCACTTTGGAACCCAGTCTTGCCTTTAGGAGTGGTTCTTTGAATAAGAACAACCGCGCCGTTTGCAACCGCTTCATCAAATGTAACAGTGTTGGCACTGGTATCCAAAGTGTATGTAGATGAGGATTGCTCTACCCCGTCAATCAATACCGCAAGATGCGTTGATGACAGGTAATCAAAGTTGATGCTGTACGGTCCAGCACTCCCTGTCGAAACGTACCTGACGTAGCTAAATGGTGACGAGTTTGATGGCATGGTTTAGTCCTCAATGAGCGCGAGAAGGTCTTGGTAATCTCGACCCGCTGTTCTGCGTCCCTTTATCATTTTAGTGATTTCATTACGTTCCCTGACTTCAGGGAATTCTCGCAGCATTTCTGAAAAGGCTTTTGCTCTATACTTGTTCAGAATCGACTGAATTAGTCTGGCTCGTGGGCTTCTGTCGATACCATCAAGAGACTTGTATGGCAGTCGCTTGTACTTGGCGGACTTCATCAGCTTGGTGATTTCTTGCTTTAGAGTCCTACCCTGAATCTTCGTCTGAGATGCGATCTCTTGCCAGCGGTCGTAAGCCGACTGGTTACGGGAGTTGTAGTAGTCACGAAGCTCCACACCACCCTTAAGAGACCTTGGAGATGTGAACCCGTGACCGATCTGGTCGAGTTCAGTCATGATCTTGTCATCCTTGACCGTCGAGTACGAAAACGGGTTGACCAGATCGACCGGCACGTTGACACCGTTGTCTTGGATGGGGTCTCCAAACATGTTGCGGCGTGGGGGAACCTCTGCACTAAGGCCAGGGATACGAGCCTTGAGAGCGTCCGTCAGGTTTTGAATGTCCGTGAAGTTGCCCTCACCCGCACGGGCCGTCTGTGCTGCAATGTTGGGGATCAAGAAAGAGGAAATAGTGCGGTTGGCAAAACCCTTCACAGTCATTTCAGGCTCGAACAGGATTCCTGACAGGTCTTGGATTCCCTTAAGGTAGGTCTTGGAGGTGATGTTCTTCGAGATAGCCATCATCGCGCCAAGTGCTATGTCTCCAGCTTCTGTTCTCTGTTCTTCATCACCGTGTGTCATGATGTCAACTAGGTCGGCGGCAATGCCAAAGAATGATGCAAACGGGTCCAACCTTCGGTACGAGATGTAGCTATCTCCCACCTTGATCGAATAAGGTTGCCACCCGGTTTGTTCCTTAATCCTGCGTTGGTTTCGGTCTGCTGGACCCCCACCAGTGATGCCGCCGTTCATAGCTGCCATAGCTGCGCCACTAAAGAACAGTGTGCCGGTTGCAAGCCTTCCAACTGCGTCCGCACGAATGTCTGGGTTTGAACTCAAGAGTTCTGATCGGAACCCTGCAAACTCTTTACCGAGGTATCCGCGAGTGTTGTTGCTCCTCGATATCTGCCCTGCAACCGGAACACGGTCCATTACAAACTGAATAATGTTCGTTGGAGTTCTAACAAATGGAAGGACGAGTCTCAGTGGCGGGTACTTGATAACAGTATCTGAAACAGTTTTGCCAACTCCACTCAGCGCACCTCTATCAGCACTCAAAGGAGTGGTAAAAGTGTTTTCTCTCGCCTGAGCCAAAGCTCGTTCTGCAATAGGGCTAAACCGCCTCATCTGTTTGTTTATGTATGTGTGCCTCTTTGTGATGTAGTTATCCACTGTCTGAGGGAATTTACGGTTTGCTTCTTTGATAAACTTTTCCCGACTCATTCTTTGGCCGTCACCAACAATACGAGTGTAGTTTGCTTCAACGTAGTTGTCGTATTGACTTGGGCTAATCGCCCGATCTCGCATAGCTTGCTTATACAACTCAGCCCTTACAGCCGTCCTGTAGTTCAACTGTTTGAAGAACTCATCTGTACCGAGCAGCAGCTTGCCAGGAGCGTTGATTACATTCCTTGCCATCCACTTTGAAGCAGCTACAGCCACGCTGTCTTCATCAGATAGAAATTCGATTTCCCCGGTATGGGTTCGCGCCCTCCGTCCTCCAAACTTATCGTCAATCAACCTTTCGATTTGACCCCCAGAAGCTGCTCGTTCGTCTGCTCTACTTCCAACATTTTCAAGTTGGCCCTCGCCAGACTTCATAGCGGCTCCTGCCCCCCGAAGAGAATCTCTAATCTCGTTAGGAATGTTCAGAAGCCTTCCGAACTCCACCCCGGCTTCCTCAAGGCGGCCCGTAAGCGCAAGACCTACGGATCGTTCGAGCGGGGCCAACAGGGTTGTTGCAACACCTGACGCACCGTTTACGATCATGGTTGTGGGTCCAGAAAGAATCGAGTTCATCCACCACTCGGTCAAAGCTCCGGTCAATCCTGCCTTGCCACGGGCAACTCCAAGTGCGCCTGAAAGGTTTCCATTTCCACCATCCCAGGTAACTCTGAACTTTGTCACCTCTTCCAATGCTCGGTCAAGACCACCGGCCATGTCTATGATGTAGTTGACGGTTTCTTCATCCTCAAGGTTATCTAAAGAGAACCTGTTTGGAATTGCGTCTTCTGCAATACTTGTAGAAATCTCTCCCGACAACCCTTCACCAGTGGGCCTCTGTATAGACTGAAGGTTTCTACCTATTTCACTTTGTGTTGCCCGGACATTGTTTGCAAGCGTCTTGTAGTTTTGCTGCTGTATAAGAAACTCTGCAACGTCCCTTGACGTTAGTTCAGAGTTTTTTTTCCCAACAAGCTCACTCATTTTTCGACCGGCTGCCGTAAGCACTTCACGCATGGCACCAAGTTGCGCCCTATGCTTGATAAGAACCTGTCGAGCCTCTTCGGACGTTTCCGACATGTCTTTCATTTGCTGCTCTAGCTCGGTAAGTCGAGTCCCGGCTGCTTCATCTAAGAACTCTGCGTCGTGAATTGCTTGTCGTGCTGCTGCTTGTGTTTCCGAAAGCTCTCTTCCAACACTAGCGTCAAACTCTGCTTGGGTTTCTCGTCTATGTGGTGCAGACGATTCTTCAACACGACGCTGTGACTCCGCCAAATCGTCTGCCCCCTGCGCCAGTCTTTCTCTGACCCTCGCGTCCACGGCCTCGCCAAGCATTTGTTGGTTTCCGCCCCGGTTTTCGGGGTTTAGCAGAACATCCTGAAGATCATCAGCAGACCTTGGATCAATGTCATACGAAACCTGTCGGCCTGACCGCGCCATTGTCGAAGCGTCAAGCATGTCTGGAACAGACTTTCGAGGTGCGGTGTATGTGCCCTCCAGGAACCCACGGGCAATTTTGTCGTAGGTTCCTTTACCAAAGACGGTCTTGATTTCAGTCAGCAAGTTTCGGAACTGAAAGCGGAGGAACCCAATAAGCCTTTTTGTATCGTCTTCAAGGTCTAACCGGGTAAGCGTAACGTCTGCCATGTTTTCAGCAAGCCACTCGTTTACGTCCGTGAGACGGTAAAACTCTTTTTTACTGATGCCCTTTTTATCTACAAACTTAAGGAACTCTCTTTTTGCGCCTCCGGTTTTGCCGTTGAACATCTTGTCGTAGTCAACGCCGTACTTTTTGGCAAACGCTTTACGAGCTTTGTGAAGATCCCGACGCATGGCCTTGATGTGTGCTGGGTCAATTTGTTTTTCTACAGCGTGCCAGATTTCATGAACAAAAGTTCTCTTAAATCCACCGTCTCGGACAGTTTGAGTTGCCACAGTTATGACTTTTTTGAAGGGATTAAACTGTCCTGCAACACCCTTTCCACCAAAGTTCTTGTTCGTTCTGAATCGAATCCCTGTTTTTTCAAGTTCACCTTTTTGGCTCATCCTTGAAAGGAAGTTATTTGCAAACAGGGCTTCGTCTTGGGTGAGTTCACCCTGCGATGCTTCTCTATTGATTCGAGATTGCATCGCCTCTACACCCCTTTTTACGGGGTAATCGTCTTCGTAGGTTGCAGGCTTCTTGGGTGCATCTTCATCAAGTTTTTGGCCTAGCGGCAAGGGATCTTCGTCGATATCAAACAGGCGGTCCATCTCTTGTGAGGCTTCGTCAGTAATGTCTTGAGACACTTTGTTTGTAACGGCCTCTGCTTCTTCAAGCATGAGTTCCTTCTGACGCTGCTCGAACGCAATAGTGGCGGCTTTCTTATCACCACCCCCTGCCTTGACTCCCGCTCTGACGGCACGAATACCAATCAGAACCGAGTCCACCATGATGCCAAGACCTGCGCCCTCAATTGCAGCCTTCAGCCTGCCAACAAGTTCTGGGTCTTCTTCATCAGCAGCCAGGAACTCAGTCACCGGGTTCTGAAGTGCAGGAACCTCTTGAATCAGGTTCGACAGTCGTTGTTCGTGTCCTTGGAATACGGTGAAGTCAGCTACCGCACCGGCCACTGCATACTTCCCAGCTTCCATACCACGGGCCATCAGCAGAGCCGGAACCTTCTTGCCAGCCGCCATGTTGGCTTTGACCGCCTTGTTGCCAGCGTCAACCATCTTGCTGACTTTACTGAGCTTTCCGAGCTTGGACGCTACAGAAAGACCACCAACACCAGGGGCTAGGAATCCAACACCAAACTGGACAATGGTTTCGATAGCAGCACCGGCAAAGGTTTCTGACCCACCAAGACCAAAATTTTCTTCAGCGTCTGGAAGCAGGTCGAACGCCAGGGTGTCAGCAAGGCTGTAGATACCTTCTGCTGCACCGGCAATGCCGCGAATGGGAGCCATCGCAATGTCACCAAAACTCGACCAGAACCCTTCGTCTTCTTGGTACGCATCAGCTTGGTTGGTCTGGTCAACTTCCAGCGCGTCTTCTCTGCGGAAATCTTCTTCCCAAGAAGACGTATCAATCATTGACATCAGCTATCTCCAACTTGGTTGTTTGGCCTGTATCGTTTGAGAATGTTTCGCTGAAGACGGACGAAATTTTTCACATCTTCATCATCAGTTCCTCTTAGGAGGGATCTGTGTACAGGTGGAAGTGCTTCCATAATCTCTACGATTTTTTCCAGACCTTCTTCTGTTTTCCAGAACGCATCCAAATCCGAAACACTGGTCATTCCGGGTACAAGGACCGAGTGCTTTGGGCTTAGAACTTCAATTGGGATGTCAACACCAGCTTCCGTTTTTAGATTCATAATCTCATCTAAGGTAAAACCAGTGATTGAAGCCATTCTTAGTTCTTCACCCTTGTTGTCATCAGTTAGGTGAATTATTACATTTCCGGCAGACCCGGTACTTAATTCTGATTTAATGGGAATACCAGCAGAATGTGCAATCGAGAAGAAACGCTCTCTTCTTTCCAAAGCGTTCTTGTATAAAGTTTCTCTTGCTTTTTCTTTTTCTTTTTCTGATGAGTTTTCGTCTTGAATTGTCTCAAGGTTTAACCGAGCAGAAGAATCCCACCATAAAAGAGAATCACCAGGAGTCCTCAAAATCGGAGGTTCATCAGACTCTTCCATTCTAATTTCTCTCTCCCGTTGAATTGCTTCCTTGACAGCTTGCGGCGCGTCTTTAGAAAGCTCTTCAGTGATCTCCTGAATGTTGTCCGTGTACGTCTTGGTGAGAGCGTCGATTCGCTCAACAACCCGCTTAGACCTTTCGTCGGCAGAACCCTCTCCCTGAGCCTCTTCTTGAATGATTGCGTTCACTTCACCCGCGAAAGAACTCACCAAGATCGCCGTAGCCTCTGGCCCTATACCCGCGTTTTCGGCAAGCTGACCGACAAGGTTGTTTGATATAGACACCCGACTGCGAACGATGGTTGTGTTTTCAACCTCTCGTTTGTTGTTGTCTACGTCCTCGCGGTTAGAAATAAGTTCAACCGCCTTGAAATACTCTTCGTCAGTCAAATCAGACCTAATCCCACGGAGTCTGTCTATTCGTTGCTGTTTTGTGAGATCGTCTGAAATGATAATAGAGGTGTACTCTTCTCTGGTTTCCTCAGACATAGAGCCACCTCGTCTCAACCTGGTCAAGTCTTCGACCGCGACTGAAGATGCAAGTTGAGCGTCTTCTTCACTGAGTCCTAGCTCATCTCGAAGGTAGTTCAATGCCTCTTCTTTGATTGTGTCTTCATCCGCGTTTCTCAAACCATTATGCCCCAACTTTGAGAAAACGGATTGAGCCGCCTGAACCCCCGCTGCCTGAGTAAGCGCGTTTTTTTCTCGCAACTCCTCAAGCATCTCATTCCCGGCTCGTTCGTCAGCCTCGGCGGCCCTATCGCTCAGTTCGTCAAGTTGTTGATCCATCGACTCACCAAGACGCTTTTCGTGTATTACAACGTCTCTAAATGCAGCAATGTAGTCTTCAGCGTCTAAGATGTCGCCGTCACGGGCAGCAGCCATCGCGGCAGCTTGAACCGATTGCAACAGTTGGTCTCTTCCCGATTCCCCTGTGTTCTTGTAGTGTTCGTCTGCGCTTTTCTGAAGACGCTTGGTCATCTCTGCAACAGGGAACTCAATGCCATCGTAATCCGCATGGAAAATCTGATAACAACTTGATGTCAAATCATTGCGGTTTTGCTCCACAATCCTTTCTGCACGGAGCAGTGACGTTCTGTTCAAGAAGTTGCGCTCGACAGCATCAAGGGCATCGGTTGCAGCCGCCTGGGCGTAGAACCCCATGCCCTGAGTCATCTCGACAAACTGATCTTGCACAAACGCAGCGGGGTCTTCTTCGTTGAATGGGTCAGAAAACTTCAGGATGTTCCGGTTGAGTACGTCCCTGAGTCCGGCTTCTACAGCCTGCCTGCCCACCGCTTGCTGCATTGCTGCCAGCCGGAACGGTGAAGCACCTTCTGGGATCACCCCATCCTTTTCCAGCTTTACAAAGTTGCCGCGAGAAACCTCACGGGCCTGCTCTGCGTCAAGACGCTCGGCATCAATCTGACCCTGCGTCATCTGAGCTTCGTTCTCAGCGTCCGCTACTTTGCCAATGTATTCGTTGATGCTGGGGCTGAGACCTCGAAGGGCTTCCGCCACTTGTCCAAGCCCGGTTTCTGGGACCGACATCATCCCAGGTTGCCGGTAGAAATCTCCCATTGTCGCGGCAGGGGTTATTGCCCGGAACGGGTTGAATTCTGGGACAGGTGCTTTAGCCATTATGTCCGCCTTTCAACGAAATTTGTTGGTGTTGTTCGTGGGTTTGGTCCGTAGAACGAGGCTCTTTGATACGCACCAAACGCATCCCCACCGACTTGCAACGCACCTGCCAACAGGTTCGGACCACTACGGGGCATGAACTGGAGGTTGGCGATGTTTGATGCCATGCCCATTCGAGCTTGGTTCAGGTTGTCTTGAATGACTTGCTCTCGGAAGCTCAAAGACTTGCGAATGTTTGTCTGGTATCGAAGCTCTTGAGCCTTGAAGTCTGAATAGATCATGTCGATGGACGATCCTGCAACTCCTCTTTCAATGGCTGAAAGTTGTGCAAGGGAGGTAGCCCGTCGTGATTCACTTTCAATCTTTCCGATCTCGTTGGCAGCCGCTTCTCGTTCCTGGCTGGTGCGCTGAAGTGCGGCAACCTGTTGTGATCGGTAGTTCTCTTTTGCCAGCTTTGTGCCTTCAGCCTGCCTTCGAGCCATCATCCTGTTTTGTGCGTTTGCCTGTTGAGCCTGTGCGGCCATAGTCACGCCGGTTGTTATAGCGGATATAAGGGCCGCATTCGCAGCCGCTGCGCCAGCAGCAGACATACCGGCAGCACCAGCAGCAGCAGCAGTAAATACGCACATTAGACAATCCTCACAAATTCAAGGAACGGACGTTGTTCATGTCCATAGGTTTCGTGTCGAGCAATGAATGTGAAACCAAGCCACTCAATCCACCTGATGTGGACGGTGTTTCGTTCATCGACGTAGTTGTAAAGAAGGTGATACCCCTCTGAAACATGTTCAAGCCACTTACGAGACTCACGGAGAAACCTCCATCGGCCTCTCACAAGAGCGTCTGTACCTAACAACCAGATACAACCTACTCCTGGTTCAGTCGGTGCCACACCAAATACACCCGCAGGTGTTTCACCTTCGACGATGGTGTACGGCTTTTCGGTGTGTGACCATGAAAATACAAGAGCTTCAAGGTTACATTTACCCAACACTGCTTGTACTTCATTTCGATCCGCCTCCCGTAAGTGTTTTGCCAGATACACACAGTCCCCCGGTAACGAGGGTCGAACCGTAAGGCTCACATTCTGCGTGATCTTGGATTCCATGAAAGCTCGAACTCTGCTGACAGAATGGATGTCGGTAGCGGCGTGTCGTTCTTTACGGTGATAGCAACTTGGTCTGCTTTGGAAAACACCGGGAACCTAAACTCACCAGACTCCATAGGAACAGAACCCAAGAGCAGTGTACCAGCACCAAGGATCTTGCCGGTGAATTCGTGGGTGCTTGTGTCCCTGAAATCTGGGGTCACGTTCACCGTAAATGCGCCAGAGCTTCCGTATGTGATCGTTCCGTAACGAACCTGCATACGGCCCTCAGTCATCACCGCAAGTCCACCGGACTGCGTTCCCTCTCTCAGAACTAGGTCTGAAAAAGTGTATGACATCTCATAGGCTTCTCCGGCATAAAAGTTCACGCCGGTCATGTCACGTTCTGCTGTAATCTGGTTAGAACCATCGGCCTGAGTTAAAACCGCAATACGTTCACCTGCCGTAGAAATGATCTCAATGTTTCGACCCGCAGTCTTTTTGTACGGCATTGTGATGGTGTCGTTGCTAACAGAAACTCCTGTCGAAGCCTGGGTAAATCGGCGGTCAAGACGGGACACATAATCAGATCCTGTGTCGGTCTTTCCAACTTCAACAGCCATCTTTTCGATGAACACTCCCTCTGCTCTATACACGGTCACAAATAGATCGGTGTTGACAAACTCGATGTCATAAATCTTTGATCCAGTGCCAAGCTCCCATCGGTGCCATGCGCTTTGAATCCGTTTCTGGTCAGTGTTGTAGTAGTTGTATACATAAATCGCGTCTGTATCACCGTCTGCCAAACAACACACAACATTCTCATGTGTTGCAGAAGCCATCTTGGTGATTTTCCCAGGAATGTACTTGGGAACCTGACTTGAAATGTCCACGCCTTCATAGTTGTTTTCGATGTCAATCGGGACATACTCACGAAGTCCTGAGTAAGAACCACGATCAAATGCGAAGAACACAGAGTTTTCAGATGCTACAGGGTCTGCCGCAACGATGCTGTCGTAACTCGTTGAACGAGCGATAGAAGCAGTCTTAGAAGACAGAACTGTGTCCGATTGGAGAATAAACTGTGACTTTTCTGAAAACAAGATTAGTTTTTCTGACACAGGAGTAGCCGACTTCAAGGAAGAAATCTCACCTGTAGCAGACGCAATGTCGATTGGGGCGGTGTCGAGCAAATCCACGACCGTAAACCGGAAGAAGTTGAAAAACTCTCCAGCCTCGCTCATGACAATGTTTTCGCCTGACAAAATGCCAAACCTGTTTTTGAACAGGAACATGTTTGAGATGCCGTCTGTAACGAATGTCGGGTCAGGGTTGCTCTTGGTATCACCTACTGACCGCATTCCCCAAACAAACTTACTGTAATCGTATGTTGGGGTTCCCGCTGCCGAACTGGTGTGGTCTTGGCCGTCAGCTTTCTTAAACACAAACGTACCGTTTTCTTGCTTAATAAGCAGGTGAGGCATATTTGCAGGTTCGAGAATGTTTTCTATTCCTGGTGCGGCACATTCTTCCCAAACACCTTTTCCAAGCTCACCGGGGGCAGATGAAGACACAAACTTGACATAGTAATCATCTTCACCACCGTCTACATCTCCTTCAATATGAAGGATCATTCCGTCTTTTGCGCGTGTCGGAAGTTCGGCAACGGTTTGGGCATCTCCCTTAAACACATCAATATAAGTTGGAGAAAGATTGGTTGTCACTGTAATGGTAAAGTCTTCTGAAGAAGTGATATACAGAACTTCATCGTCAGCCTCAACAAGCAGATTTGGTTCAGTTGAATTTTCCTCTTGGTGAACTTTGAACCACATGTCACCGCTCTGAGCAGCATTAGAGTAGAACGCTGTCGCAGTGAAATCACCGCCAACAGGATAATCACCACTGGCGTTGTGCATCCACCCCGTGGGAACATAGGTAAACGGCTGTCCTTGATAATCCTGACCGGGTTCTACAACGATCCAATACCGTGTATCAGCGGCGGGTGTAAAATCAAACGTGACCCGTTGAATGGTATTATTTGTAGTAGGCCAATTAGCATAGCTATAGTCAGTTTGCCGTACTCCAGGAGTGTCACTCCCACTGTCGGTCCAGATCGACCACTTCATGTTGGTATGTGATGCAGGCCAAGCGTATCCATTAGCTGTTTTCCAGGAGATGCCCGTTATCTTGGATGTAGTTTCCACCTTAAACGCCTGCGCCACTTTATTACTACCCACACCCAGATTAGGTGCCGTCGTGGCTCCTGTGTAAGACTGGCTGGCAGTTTCGTTATTTAGGGATGTTTGCAAATTTGAACTAATTTCTGAAACCGTTGGGGTGTCATCCGCATTGTACGATCCTGCGATGGTTCTAGTGCCTTGGGTAATATCTATCTTGTAAACCGTGTCTGCGGCTTGCTTGATAAACACCAGAGCTTCGTATGGGTTCGGAGAGGTTTGTGACACCCCTCCCATTGTTGGCTTTGTCTCGGTGTTTGCAATGAATGTCACATCTGCAATGGTCGTAGCTTTGATTGCAGTGTCTGCATTGTCCGTGTCCAAGTAGGTAACGTTGTCCGTGTCAGCACCACAGTCTGCGCCCATCTCAACGGTTTGCAGATTGCCGTTGATGTCATACACACGAATCAGTTGGTCTCGAATCAGCACACTGTACTGCTCAGGGGTTCCACGGTTGATCGTGTGTACAAACGTCTTGGCATCAGTAGACAGGTTCGTCTTACAGACATGTTCAGTGGGCAGCCGCTTAGTCAAGCCCTCTACCACAGATGGGTAGGCGTTTTCTTGTGCCGTAGCCTGGGTGTCGTACCGAAGCGCGTCGGGCTGTTGAGAAACCCCGTTCATCAGGTTTGGAAGAGTCTTGCTAATCAGCATTTCAACCCCTATCGAGTCGGTCAATCACGGAATCACGATCAACAATACGAGCAACGTCGTAGTTGTCGAACACAGAGTAGTCAGCCGTATCCATTTCAAACTGACGAAGTGTAACCAAAGCTGCCATCTCATCACCACGGGTGAATGCGGAAATCTTTTCAGACCCCAGAACCCGGTCTTGGTAGATACGAGCGGCTCGAATCATGATGTAACGCTTTGCAGGCTCCGGCATGTAGTCCCACTCCATCAGCGCAACAGTGGTGTACTTGAGCGTTTTGGTAAACGTGTAGGTGTGTGACTTTCTGTTGTAGAGCTTTGTGCCACGAATCACGATGTCAAAATCGGAATCTATGTTTGCATCTTCAAGGTCAACACGAACAATGTTGCTTGCTAGGTTGATTTGTCCTGTGGAGTCTGGGGGCAGTTGGACTTCCTTTTCAGTGTTGAAGTGCCAACCGGCAGACTGAATCTCTCTGGAGACTTCATCAAGGACAGACTCTGCGATGCGAACATCTGCTGTAACAGAAGTGAGGTTGTTGACTGGGGCTTCTCCCACGGTACTGAGAATCGTGTTTACGGCCATCAGCTTGGTCGTGGTGGTCATTGCCATAAGTCATCACCTTTCTGTTGTGAAAATGAGTTGAGCCTCCCAGTGGGAGACCCAACCCTTGAGTTGTGTGGCCGAAATTAGGCCGACTTGAGCTGGACGCAAGCGTCAGCGCGAAGGTAGTTGTGACCCATCGCGTACTTGGCGACCATGAGCGTACCCTGGTTCTGGACAAGGTAGTCACTTTCGACAGCAAGGTCGAGCAGCTTGACCGTACCAATAGCCGAGCGGTGGAAACCCACCCCAACGGTGTTGGTAAAGTTCACACCTGAGTAACCCTCATCAGCATCAGCGTCGGAAACGCCTGCATCGTTGAACGGTGCGTTGCGAACCAAAGTCGAACCAAGAACCGTGTCCACCGTTCCACTGTTGTCATCATCTTCGTTTCCAGTGGGGATGTGGTTGGACATGAGAACCTGAATGCCGCCGACCATGAGAGCCTGATCGCCGCGAGTCGGGCTGGCAGTGCCGCCGTAGTCACGGTTCAGAACCGCAGCAGCGGTGTTTGCGCCAGCGGTGGTTCCTGCGTCACCCGCAGCCTTGAGGATGGCATAGAACGTCGCGGGGTTCACGACTGCAAACCGATCACCTTGAGGAATATCGGTTTCGTCAAACTTCTGAGCCAATTCAAGCAGCTTGTCAACAATGGTGTCACCAGCCGTACCAACGACGAGGTTGCCGCCACCAGCGTTACCAATGGGATCAGCAGCATCCATCGAACCGGCGAGAGCGGTACGAATGAGTGCCTTATCCGCATGGTTACTGAGCGCATAGCCGATTTCGCGGCTATAAATTGACCTTACGTCATAGTGATTCATTGCTTCATCAATGTTTGCAATGAAAGCACTGGAGACGAGAAGGTTGTCAATGTGAATGACGCGCTCGGAGTGGTCGATGGCGGTGCCAAGGATCTCGTTACCAGGAGTGTGATAAGCGGCAGTGGTTGCGCCGGTCATCGGGAACTGAGCGGACTTACCGCTCGTAATCGTTCGGACGGTGTGAAGGGGCATCATCACGTTGCGCTCGGCAAACGAGGTGAGAACCTCTCCCGAGAACTGCTTCAGGAACAGTTCAAAGTTGTCCGACCCGCCCTTGTTCAGACCAAGGCGGGATTCTGTCATATTAGACATTTGAATCTCCGAAAAAAGTTAGAGGTACAACAAAAACACATCGTGTTTAGACGACAGGCTCATGCCGCACTTCTAGCTGTCCGGTTATCCGCCGCAACGGGCCGCGCTTCTGTGCCTAGAGTTACTTCGACATCAACACAGTTCAGACTTCCCTAACAATGGGAAGCCTAGAATCACCCGGAGTATCGTCCCCCGGTAATCATCTTGAGAAACGGCCCCTTGAACACGACACCAGCACCAAAGCTGGCAGCGCACAAAAGAACCATGAACCAAACGGTCCCAAGAAAATCGGAAAACGTAGCAAGGGTAGTCATTTTGATTTCTTCTCCAGAAGAATTTGTTTGATGGTTTTGTATGTCCAAGCAGCACTTATCATGCCCGTAAACACAATGGCCGGTGCAAATAAATAGTGCGAATAACGGGCTACGACGTAATTCAAAACCACGAGCAGCAATCCGCCAATTACGGGATACCAGCCCTTGCGGCCAGAAGTAACAACCAGCAGCACCATCCCGGCCAGTAGACACAAGCCGCCCGTCACAGACAGTACCGTGAGTGGTTCCGACGATGCGGATTCCACCAATCGTTGTGTTGTTGTTTCAGGGCCGGTTGGTAAAAAAGTAGTTGCCTTACACCCAGTTAAAAGCAGGGCAAGAAAGAGTAATCGAATCATATATCACTGATGCTCTTTCTTATTGTGAATGCCTTTTCAAAGTGTGATTGCAAGGTTCTAGTGTTTTGCCCGATTCTGTTGTCGTGTGCCTTTAGGTCTCTCTCTATTCGAGAAATCCTGGCATTGACTTTCCACAGGAACCCAAACATCCCAAGAATAGTTGGGATCACCAACCCCACCGCAATGGTAGTTAGATGCTCTTCCATCCCCCAAATCCCTCCCCCGAATTATTTAAGTCAAGCGGGACACGCTCAACTTGTTCTTCACCATCTCTCTAAAAGCAGGATCATTCTTGTACTCAGGCTTTGCCATATCTGCTGAAACTTGCTGCCAGCTTCCATACCCTTCTGTACCAGCAACCGATGCTGCCGACCCATGTGCCAGGGACGGGTTAATACCTTCTGATCCTATGTACTGAGCATGAAGTCCCTTTGCGACCATACGAGCAGTTTCAATGTCGTTAGAAACAATCGCAGAATCGTAAGCGTTAATCTCAGATTCAGTCAGGTTTGTCTTAGCCCATTCAAGCATCTCTTGGTAGTTCTCTTGCCCACCAACTTCAGCGAAAATCGTTTGCTGTGCCTGTTCAACCAACGCCTTTTGACCATCGACGTATGCCCTTGCAATCTCTTTCGAGACCCCAAACTCATCTTGAATGCGGTCCAAGGTTTCTTCAGACAGGTCGCCTTTTTCGTAGAACTCGTTGGAGAACTCTTCCATTGCCGTTTCCGTGATGGCAACACCTTCAACTTCTTGGGTGTGGTCTTCCTCATACTCTTGCTCATTTTCAGATGACTCGGGTTCTTCACCCATTTTTGATTCAAGTTCACCATACGCCTTCGCCATGTCTTCAGGTGACTGAAACTTTTCTGGGAGCCATTCCGGTCGGTCAACAGCTTGTTCTTCTGTGGTTTCAACAGGTGCTTCAGGTCCGGTTACCCCAGTATCCATCTGAATTCGTTCTGCCATGTGTTAGCTTCCTTGCTCGATTTGTTGTGCGTCACGGAACTGCCTGTCCGCGATATCCAGGGCTTGTGGCCCAAACTGTTGAATTGCCTGCTGCTGTTGCGCCTGTTGCATTTCAGCCTGCAACTCTTCTTCGGTCTTAATGAGACCTTGTAGATCAATACCAAGAGCAGTTGCCCGTCTCTTGATGTACTCTCGCATGTGTACGAACTGACCGATCACCTCTGGACCGACCGTTTGTGTCATGCCCTGCAAGAAGAAGTCGAGACGCTGGAGGTCGTTTCCTCTGGCTAGAGCTTCAACACCTGTGATGATGGTGGGGGCAATGAACTTCTTGGGGAGCTTCGGGAGCTTTCTAGCCTTTTGAAGTCGATCCATCATTCTGTTTACCAGGGGTAGCTGGAGTTCAGAACTGAGGAGACTGAAGGCACCACCAAGTTGCTTTTCAATCGACTGACTGAGCAGCCGGATTTCTTCAGCAGTTACTCGTTCGGCGTTTCTGATGGTGGATTCTGTGAGCAGGAAGGCATATGACAACCGCTCCGTGATCGCGTTAGCCGTCGAGGCCGCAATACCAAGATCAGCCTGCTTCTGAGACTGTAGTACGGACACATCTGCTGCATTTCCTTCAACGATACTCCCGTTCGCGCTCTTCGCAAGCGTTCTTGCACGGGTTGTTCCGTTAGGGGACACGAGGAACAGTATTTTGCTTGCGGCAGCGGCACCTTCAACAATAGCTTGCGTAAGCCCTTCCAGGCTGCGGAGATCACCGAGATACTGTTCGACGTAAGATCGCCCATAATCCTCACCTTCAACCGAATACATTCGGAGTGGAATAAACGGCAGCTTTTCATGAGGGTATGAACCTCTACTGCCCGGTACTTCAACATCACCCACAGTCTGATAGACCTCATATTTCTTTTCAGAAACACGGTGAATGCAGGTGAACAAATCAACCGACTTGTCCGGGCTTTCCGACATCATCCCGCCAACTTGTCCCTGAATCTCTTCAGGAAGCTGGTCAGGTTGGACAGATTCTTTGGTGACAATGTGAAGTGGCTTGCCCATTGCACACCGTTGAACGACATAACGGGACAGGGGGAACACTCGCACACCACCTTCATCGGGGAACTGAATCAAACAGTTACCACCCACGATCAAGTGCTTGAGAATCTCAAACATGGATACCCGAATGTTTTCGGATTCCACTTCCTTCATGACCGCTTTCTCGATGTCAGCTAGGCTTTGCTCAACCTCAGTCTTTACATCAGGCAGTCCCTCCACCTGTCTCATTGCCGCATCATCCAAAACAAGTCGGAAGAACGGAGAGTTTGGTGGAAGAAGACTGAGGAGCAATGAAGATGCGAGGTTGTTTACCCCCCTGGCCCCGGTTCCGTTGTACGGACATGGGAACTTTCGCCCAGCGGTGTGGCCCTCGTCGGGAATCAGAGTCGGAATGGTCAGACGCGAACAGTCTCTGGCACGGTCCAGAAATGAGAACCGAAGGGTTTCAAGCTGCGTGTAGAGGGCTTTTCCGGTCTGATACATGATGCTCCAATCAGGAGTAAATCTGAAGTCCCGCCGTCTTCATGCCACGGGTGCCTCTGCGCCGAGCCGCTACCTGAACACCCTTTTGCTTTGCAGTACCCGCACCTTGTGAAGCTACCGTTTCAGATCGAGGGGGCGGTGGGGGAAGTGGGGCAGGCTGTGCAGGCATTCTCGGCGGCTTTGGGGAAGATATACACATAGTTAGTTTCCGTCAGAAAGTATGTTTTCGTTTTGTTGTTTGTACAGGGCAAAAAGACAATCAACGACCGACCGCTGACCACATCGAAAAAAGATCGACCGTTCTGAGTCATCCAAGTTGGGGCTGACCAAAGGAAAAATTTGATCTAACCACTCCACAACATCTTTTGGGATCGTTGGTTTTTTCTCTAATAGTCGTTCATTATTACCTGTGACGCTCATTTTTCTTAGCCTCCACATAAGCACCCAGCAAGCAAATGTAGTTCACCACATCAATCAACGTGTCTCTAAACGACTCATCAGCAACCATAAACTGCCCGGTCTCAGAAAACGTAGACAAACGACTCATCTTGTCTGTAAGCCGGACCAGGAACCCCTTTTCTGTGGTGCAAATACCCATGTTCTCACATCGAGTAAAGTTTGCAAAAGGATGATTTCCATCTGCTCCGGCATAATCAGCATTCTTCCTCTTGGAAAGCTCAAGAGCCTCGTCACATAGGTCTTGGTGAAACTTGAAGTATTCCTGACGATTCATGGGGTCCACAGCTTTACCTCTTCTTTCTTTGTGCAGTATTCCCCGTGCCTCAAAATACGAGCAACACGGGCTTGAGTGAGTGCGTCCTCTTCGGTGAGTCCCGCTTTTTCATATGCAGCCATAATCAGACCCCAGCAGTCAGAAGGGTCCGCCTGCTTGAGAATCTTCTCCGCAGTCTTGGGACCAATGCCTGGACAGCCTGCGTAGCCGTCAGTCGTGTCCCCCATCAGAGCCTGCTTAAAGTGATTGTAGTCTGCGTCCTCTGGCGAAATATCTACCACACCCTCTTCAGGCCGAATGGGTCGGTACAACTTGCCAGGAACCGTCATCATGTCCTTATCCTCAGACACAATCACGGTTTCATGGTCGTTGTCTGGGTTGGTCTGGAGAATGCCCATGACATCATCGGCCTCAAGGTTGTCGTACATCACGGTCTTGTATGTGTCGATGGCGTACTTCTTGAGTTCCAGGTACACAACCGGCTTTCGCTTACCCTTGCGGTTGGCTTTGTAAGTTGGCAAGACATCCTTGCGCCAGTTCTTGTCACCCGTCAAAGTGAGAACAACATTAGTCGCATCAAGAAGTTGCTTGATATCTGCAATCCAAATGTCTACTCGCTCTTTGGCTTCCCTTGCATCTCCGTGCAGAGTCCACCAATCGTTGCCCCAATCCGTCTCAACCTCTACAGCGGCTGACTCTCCATAAAGGAGAATATCACCGTCAATCAACAGCGTTCGTTTCTCATCCATGCGGTTTCCTTCGACATCCTTGTCGTTGTGTAATCAATTCTTTTCTTGTCAGACAGTAGTTCCGTAAGTCTTTTTCTCCTAACCGACCGAGCGGGATACCTTAACAACTCAAGAAGTATTTGAGCCTGTGGCTTCTTTTCTCGTAAAAAAGGCAACACACGGTTAATACATTTTTTCGCGTTGTCTCCAAAAGCAGACCACTCATAAGTAGTTCGACAGTTTGGTACATAGGGTTTTGTTCGTATTGACCCGCCAAACATATCTCGCAAAAAAATAAGTGTGTAAGGGTATGTGTTACTAACCGTCACACTTGGTGTTTTGTGAAACCTGAAACAACCCTCTGCATCCAGGTAACCAGCAGCATACACCAGATCAATGAGTCTCGGCCCAGTTGGCACCGACTCGAAACTCTGCATCGAGGACACAGGACAGATTGAACATTTCTCCGGCTGCGACAATGCTTCGACACGCGACAGTCCCCACGGCATGGGACACCTCCCCTGGACAGGTAATCTGCACTTCATCATGAATGTGTGCGACCTGCTTAACTAAATTATGGTCTGACTTGTGCTGGTTCATCCGACGAATGACCTTGTTCAAGTTTACTGTGGCCTGCTTCATCACCACGGCTCCCGCACTTTGCAGCAACAAGTTAAGTGCTGAGTGCTTGCTCCGTACTGGCAGCTTGCGACCATCAAGACCAATCAAAAACCCCTTGGTGCTGACGCTGTGGTCAATCGCTTTTCGCAGCTTCTTGAATGCAGGCATCCCATCCATGAACTTGGCGCGGATAGCTTTGCC